AGAGCGTTTGCGACGGTTTCCAACGGTTTGCCCGTAGCGGTTGCAACGTCCAACGCTGTTGTCAATAAATCTTGCGCGCTGGTTATGTCGCCAGTTGATCGAACTAAACGACCAAGTGCAGGGCGCAGTTCGTCGTCAGCAACTCCAGACGCCAAAGACATTTGAAGGATTGACTGTTCAGTTGCGGCAATTTGAGCAGTTGTCGCACCTGTTGCGTTTTCTAATGCCAGGGCTAATTGTGTCTGTGCCTTTTCGTCTGCTATTGCTGCCTTGACGCTTTCCACTCCAATGGCAATTGCAGCGGCACCAGCGGCGGCAGCAGCTGCGGCGAAAGCTTTACCAACGGCAGCGCTTGCCTTGCCAACCTTGTCGCCAAACGAGTCAACGTCAGTGCCTGCTGATTTTAAAGACTTGTTGAGATTATCAACGTCACCAAGAATAGAAAGTTTGAGCGTGCGACTACCAGCCATTAGTCAAACTCCTTTACTATTTTAGAAAACGATTCTTCCCATTTTTTAACAATGTCAGGTTGGACGCTTCGCAACGTTGGATAAATAAACCAACCACGCGACCCACGACCTTCACGACCTGACCACACTGGAAATTGCTTGTATTTGTTTGAACCAAATTCAACGCCGCCCCAAATTTGTTGAGTCGTTGCGCCACCACTTAATTTTTGCCCCGCGTAGCCAAATGAGATCTCACCAATTTTTGACGACTTGGAAACTTTTGAACCGTCTGCAACTCGATTGTCAACCAGGTTGCGCGTACGATTTCGGGCTGCTTCTTTGATTTTGCCCTGAACCCACATGGCTAGTTCACTGGTTGCTTCTTTTGCTTGGGCGGTTGCTTCTTCGTCCATTGCTTTAAAAGACCGAACAATGGCACGCAATTCAGCCTTGTCATAGGTGATTGACTCACTTGCCATTGTTCCGCCTTTCTAAAATCTCCAATACTGTCAAAATGTCTTCAGCCGTTTCAAACTGTTCTTTTGGCAAGTTGGTTGCTATAGCCAACTCCCAAATTATTCTGTTTAGGCTTCCGACTGGGTAACTTTTGGGTCTGTGTCACCTACAACAACTTCAGCAATGGTTTCCGTCCAAGCCTCAATTGGCTTGACTGGCTTACCAGCTGCTTCACGCTTCATGGCGTGATAGGCAAGGAATACAAGATCAGAAATTCCAATCTTCTCCTGCGCCTGGCTGATTGTGTTGCCCGTGCTTTTTTCCCACTTAACCCACTCAGGCGGTGCAGCGGTGTAAGTCGCTGACTCGCCGTTGTTGTATTCGATCGTAATTGGTAGTTTCATTTTGTCTCCCGATTGTTTGGTTTAACTAAAGTTTTCTGCTGGTATTCCAACGACAACAAATGACATTGAAACGGTCTGAGCGTCAGGGGCTGCGCCGCCTGCGCTTGGATAAACTGGTAGCACTGAGAATGTAAAGACTGCACCAGTTGAAGCGGTCAACACTGTTGTGATTCCTGTGTTTGGTGCTGATTCAGTTACGCTCCAAAGTGTTTCGCACAATGAAGGTGAAGCGCCCCAGTCAGCAAGCATTTCAACTGCAAAAGTGAATTCGTCGTCAATGTGACGGTTCACAACGCCGTCAAGAGTTTGGTAACGCACCATTGTTGGTGAGTTGCTAAGAATTGCTGAGGTTGCCTGAGCGTCAAAGTTGTTGCCACCAATAGTAAAGGTGACGTCGCGCCCAGTTATTACTGTTGTTGGCATGCTAACTCCTTAAGTAGTCTGTGTGTAGTAAGTTGAAACGTTGATGTCAGCAACAAGCATTGGCGACTGTCCTACTTCTAAGACCGTCGGCTTTTCTATGTTTCCAACAACGTATCCCGCAGGCATTGCCGCGAGAATTCCCATGATGAGTTTTTCTAGGTTATCAAGTGAACCTGCGTTGCTATTTGAAGCAACAATTGCCGTGATTGCAAAATTAAGTCGAACCTTTGTTGCTGCCTTACCGATCAAAACCACTTCCATGTAGGGCGAACTTGGGACAATCACAATTGCTGGAGGAATTGGGGATTCGGGAACGGACGCGTAAGAGGTTGCCGCGAGAGATGAGAATGCGTTGGCTAGTGCGGCGCGTGTATCGGCTACGGCTGAGGCTGTCATTGACAAACCGTTTCAACGTCTAAAAACGGCATAATTAATGTAGACACCCTGTTGGTCAAACTTCTACCCATGCGATAAGGCGTGCTGGCAAAATCAACGCCTTCGATCTGTCCACCTGCTGCAACGCGTGATTGAAAGACCTCAACGCTCACTGCCAAAATTGCTGATTCAATTGCTGGGTTGTTGGCATAGATCGCAGCTGCTGAGTAGCCCGACAATGTTGCTACGCCTTCAGGAATTATGTCGCGCTCTGTTACGTCGGCTGACGTAATGGCTGCGGTAAAGAAAAAATTGGCAGTCTCAACAACGGTAACCGTTGCCGTGAATGGTGCTGGCAGACCAGTGACCACAATGGATTGACCTGGCACAAAATGGTGCATGCGCTGCGTGTAATAAGTTGCAACGTTGTCTGTCAAGCCGTAAGCAGTAACCGCTGAACTATTTGCAACAAGCATTGGCAAAATGACGGCTTCACTTGTGTTGATTATTTCGTCCAAATAACTGTCACTGTATAAGGAAACGGACACGCCAAGCACTGTGCGCAATTGACTTGCAGTAACAATGGCTGGCATGTCCGTTCCTTTCGATCTGCTGCGCTACGTTCGGGAGTGACCGTAGCGCATGTCTATTTTTTTACTTGTTGTTACGGAATGCACCGTTCGCAAGTTTGATTGCAGTTGCACCAAATGAGTACAGACCCACGGTAATTGAACCGTCTGCTGTTGACTCTGAACGCAACTGGAAGTTGCTTGACTCGTACCATGTGTATGACTCAGGATTGACGATAATCATTGAACCGTCATCTGAACCTGCTGGTGCTGAGAAATCAGCATAAAGGTCAAGACCAGCCACGTTTCCGCGAAGACTGTCAGGGCGCAATGCACCGCCAGCATTCATAGGCTGTGAAGCAACGTAAATTGGGCGCCCATTGTCGTTTAGTGACATTGTGTTCGCCCACTGGCTTGCACCCATGATGATGTTGCGCGCGAAGCCCTGTGTGTTTGAATAAACGCCAGCAGCACCGCGTGAAACAAATGCAAGCAATTCAGCTGCTGTTGGCAGTGCTGAAAGTGTTGTTCCGTCAATGCCAGCGTTTGCAACAAGAATTCCGTTGACATAAGCGTTCTGTGACTTTGCTAGTGCAGCAACCATGTTGCGCAATAGTTCGTCAAAGAATAGTGGTGAAGAACGTTCTAAAAGTTCAACGCTGAATTTTTGCTGTCCCGCAAACTTGACCACTGGGACAGATAAGAAGCTGCTCTCCTGGTCAGTATTTGAGAACGCAACTGTCTCAGCAGTTACCGCAACTGTTGGCATTGCGTCAATGCGTGGAATTTCAAATGTCATTCCAGCGTCAGGCAATGTGCCGCGAGAGATCGCGTCAATGCTTGGACGAATTGTGTTGCCAAGACCGTTGATGATTTCAGTCAATTGACGTGTTGGAACAAGTCCAGCGTTGTCAGTTGTTGTTGCGCCATTGTTGGCAGCATGCACATAATCGCGTGCGTCTAGGTCGCCCATTGACGAACGAATTGTGTTTTCTAAGTACTTTGCAGCAGTGACTTCAATGCGTGGCTTTGTTGTAAAGCCGCCCACCTTTGGTCGTGCTGACGCAGTGATTGTTTCTGCGGCTTCTACCGTCTCGACGGCTTCCGCTTGTGTGACGGTGTTGTCCACTTCGTCTCCTTCTGTTGTTGGTGTTTCTTCTGTCTCAATTGTTGAGTCAGAAAGTTCATCTTCTTCTGTAGCAGCTACGGATTCAACGCGGGCTGATCGAATGGCAGGTTCTGACGTTAATGCAACGCCTGTCAACTCACCCGCAAGAATTCTGACCGTTCCGTCTTTGAGTGTTTCGTATTCTTCAAATGCAACTTCAACACTAAATCCGTCACGCATTCCAGTGCTTGCTTCTACCAAACTGTCGTTGCCAGCAGTTGTTTCAATAATTTTAAACGTAGCTTCAATTCCTTTTTCGTCAGCAGTCATTGAAAGTGTTGACCCAATTCGGCGCGTGCGGTCGTGTTCCAAATTAAGCAAAACTGGTGTTGGCTGAATTGAATTTGCAGCAAACTGCACTTTACCAATTGAAGCATTGCCAGTTTCTTCAAAGGTCACAATGCGACCAGTAATTGTGCGACTGTTTGAGTCAGCCGCCGTGATTTGCATAGGTGTAATTACTTTTTTCATAGCAGCATGTCTTCTTCCTCGCGTATTTCTTCGATTGAAATTGCGCCAATGCGATTTAAGATTTCATAAACTTGCGCACGTTCCATAGGGTTGCCGCGAAGGAAGTCGTCTAAATCAAACGACACGCGATTTCCTGCTGGGGTGAAATCCGCAAAAGATAGGCGTTGTTCAATAATTGACATGTAATTTCTAAAAGCAAAATCAACGAGGTCGCGCCTTTTGTCTAAGGCGTTGGAATAGGTGAACGTGGATTGTTGTGAGTCTGTGAAATAAGCAGGCAAACACGCAGCCCGGGAAAGTTCTAACGCCAAGTAGTTTCTTGCTTCATTTAACTGTAAATTCTTAGGGTCATAGCCAATTGTTGAAAGATCAACGTCAGCGTTTAGATAAATAACGGATTTCTTTGCGCGGTTGCGAATTGCACCCAATAACTTTGAAACACGATCAGCAGGCAGTGAAGTGCCGTTTGATTTTAAAACCATTTGTGGAATTGGGTCAGCTGCAAAATCTAATGCCGCACGTTCTAAGGCAGCGGCTGCGCGGATTGTTCGACCAGCGCGGTTGAGCAAACCTTCTTGCGCGCCAGCGAAGACGACCAAATTTGAAGGGTCAACGTATGAACCGTCAATTGAATACGAAACAATTTCTGTTCCAACACCGTTTGTTTGAATTGTTACGCGCTCAGGTGCAACGCGTTCCATTG